TGAGGATAATACAATTACTGATGTTGCGACTTCATCAATACATGATATTTTTGGTGTATTTAGTAAGCAAGAACTTGATAGTTTTGAATCAGAATTTTTGAAATTTAGCCAGGCATCTGCAAACGTAACAGATGATTTTAACATACAAACAGTATTGAAAAAATCTTTAAGAATAGAAGAAAGTGATACATTAGGAGGGGACACCAATAGTAGGTTAGATAAAATACAGAAAAAACAATACAACAATTTTAATTCTTATATAAATAAACTTTTAAATGAGAATTATCTTTTTCAAAAAGGTAATCCATCTAATCTTAATTTTACTGATTTATCTTATTTTTCAAGTTCCCCTAAAAATCTTTTATCAGGAACTGTTAAACAGTATACGACAACAACCCCAAATACATTACCTACACCTAATAATTTTATTACTCTTGCAGATTCTATCGCGTTAAAACCCAATGAATGGACGGCTTTAAGACTTAATGTTGGTTTCTTTAATTACGAAAGTTTTAGTTATTCTAACACCGGCTCAACAATTACAGATTTCTTTATAGATTTGAATGTTGCGTTTACTGTTGAAAACATTGAAAGATTTGCGAATATAATTAAAATATATGCAACTAAAAAATATACCAAATCCATAAGCGGAACCCAATTTACTGAAATTACGGACTCATTCTTTTCAAATACTAATCTTTTAAGAAATAATATTTTTACAAATGCATTTCCAAAGATTAAAAAATTCTTACCAAATACCACAGTTTCCATTGTAAATATAGATAATAGTGCAACAGAGGGAGGACTAAACAAGTTAGAGTATTATAATTTATTTAAGGCGATAAATGACAAATGGATTGCTGGTAACAACTACAATAGCGAAACTTTATTTGAGGATTTATTATTTTTAGACAGAGCTAATAGGGATATTGGAGATAAAATCATTGTTGATATTTTTAAAGTTGCCGATTATCTAAAAAACAACCCATCTAGAAACATTTATACTGTTGTTACATCAATTGCTCAAGACAATAATTTTGTAACTTTTTCTATGCCTTCATATATAAATTTTTACAATGTGAAAAAAGTTGGTGACGCTCCATCAGAACCAGAAGACCAAACAACAATTGCTGAGAAACTATTTGGGACTTTTACTGAAGTTGATTATCAAGACTCACAAACTAAATTAATATTTCAATACACAGAACTTCCATCTGAACACACACAAAATACAAATAAAGAATATGGATATAGTGATGACAGCTTCAATTTAGGTGTTGCAACTAACAATCCTCTAGATGACGGTTCAGAAAAGACTGACACTCAAAAGGCTTTATCTAATAAAGTTGTTGGATTTGCGGTTGATTTTGGTGTCCAAAATCAAGGGGTATTCCAAAATGTACAAGTTGCGCAAGATTTAGGTAAGGCTACTTCTGAATCTTTACAGATGGAATATGATGCTGCAAATACTCTTAGGGGTACAAGAAGTTATACCCAAAGCGTTGGATTATATAATATCTATAAATCAAGAAGTTATTCTTCTACGGTAACCGCATTTGGAAATGTAATGATACAACCAACAATGTATTTTGTATTAAGAAATGTTCCATTATTTGCTGGACCTTATTTTATAACTGAAGTTGAACACACAATTTCAGGTATGGACTTTAAAACCAAACTAGTCGGAACTCGACAAAGAATCTATACCCCACCAATACAAAACCCATTACTTGCAACAATTAAAAAAAATCTTTTAAGTAAATTGGTTAATAGACTTGTTACTAAAAGAGAAAATGATAAAAAGGTATCTCAGACCACCCAACAATATAGGGACTCTTTAGCAACATCATTAACCTCAGGTCTCAAACCTGACTTAGGGTCAAATTGTAAAGTTACTGCGACTTATGGTTCGTTTACTAAAACAACTGCGGCCAAAACTAACGAATCTGCGAGAAGTATTTGGGATACAATATATAACAAATATGGTACGTCAGGTAGTAGTGTTTATATGATTTATACTTTATTCTATTTAGAATCTAACAATGGAACAAGTTTCACATTCTATAATAATAATTTAGGTAAGACACCAATATCTAATAATACCCCTAATTATGGAGTTGGTGCAAACAACTTATTTAACAAAGAATTTATTTGTTTGAAGAATGATAATAATGAATCACAAGCTTATGCAACATTTAAAACCGTAGAAGATTGTATCGATTTTACATATGTAAGGTATGAGAAAATATTCCAAGAAACATTAAAGAATGTTGCTGATGAAACTTTGTTTGTTTCAGGTTTTACAAAAAATTGGATAGAAAAGGTGCCTTACGATAAAGTATCTGCAAATAAGGCGCCGGAACTTTATGAATCGTTCAAATTGACATATACTGAACAATTTGACGAAATTGAACGAAAAGTTAGTAAGTCATATAAAGAGGTTAGAAAGTTTTTAGGTTTATAACATATTTATATATAAATTAATACTATGGATGTGAAACAATTATTAGACAATTATCTCGGTAAAAAAACAAGAATTACTGAAAAAGATGCCGGTAACGGATTTAAGGAAGTTTGTGATTTAGATACTGGAGATTGCTACACAGTAAGAATGAAAGATGGTCTTATTGAAAGAGTGGATAATACTTACAACACTAATAGAAAAATTAATGTAGAGACCAAAACTGGTATTAAACAACTTTTAAACGGGTAATTTTAAAATGGAAATTTCAAAAACTATTATAGAAGAAATTGCTAGATATAATAAAATTAATAATTATATCTTTGAACAAGAAGTAACACCTCCAGCCGGAGATGATGCGGCTGCGGGAGGACTTCCACCAATTCCACCTCCACCTGGAGATACTGGAGCAACTCCCCCACCTCCTACAGGAGAGACTCCTCCAGCTGAAGGGGCTGAACCAACACCTGTTGATGTTGATACTGACCCTGATGTTGAAAAAGTTGGTGAAGAAGGTAAAGAAGAGACAGGTTCTGAAGAACTTGAAATTACCGACCTTGTTAAATCACAACAAAATATAGAATCAAAACAAGAAGAATATTTTAATAATTTATTTTCACAACTTTCTAATTTGGAACAAAAATTATCTGATATGGATAATGTTATGTCAAAACTTAATGACCTTGAGGCTAAAATTGAAAAATATAGACCAAAAACTCCTGAAGAAAAACTTGAATTAAGAAGTATTGACTCAGGACCATTTAATCAGAAACTTACAGATTTTTTTACTGATAAGCAACAAGAGATGGAAAAATCAGGAAAAAATGAATATGTTTTAACTACAGATGATGTTGAAGATTATTCTATTGATGATATCAAAGGAACTTTTAACAACTATGGAGATGAAGATGAAATTAAACCAATTAAATATTAATTGGTAATCCCTATTTGACTTTTACGGCTGACACACTTATTTTTGTTTATTAACTTTTAAATTATATATTATATTATGGCGACAAATTCTTTAGATGCTGTTCTCGCTCAGTATGAAAAAGCGAAATCAAACACAGGTGGTAGTAAAATTTCACAAGAAGACCGAATGAAGAAGTACTTCGCGGCAATTCTACCACAAGGAAAATCAACAGGACAAAAGCGACTTCGCATCCTACCAACTTCTGACGGCTCATCTCCGTTTAAAGAAGTGTGGTTTCACGAAGTACAAGTGGCGGGAAAATGGAATAAAATCTATGACCCAGGTAAAAACGACAATGAGCGTTCTCCACTTAATGAGATTCACGATGAACTTATGATGACAGGTAAGGCTTCTGACAAAGAACTTGCTAAACAATATAAGGCACGTAAATTCTACATCGTTAAAGTAATTGACAAAGACGCTCCCGAGGACGGAGTTAAGTTTTGGAGATTCAAGCACAATTATAAGAACGAAGGTATTCTTGACAAAATTATTCCAATTTGGAGAGCGAAGGGTGATATCACTGACCCCGAAAAAGGACGTGATTTAATTTTGGAACTAACAAAAGCTAAGACCCCAAAAGGTATTGAATACACAGTTATCCAAACTGTAATGTATGATGACCCAGCTCCACTTCATGAAGACAAAGAAACTATGGATTCTTGGGTTAAAGATGGGCTAACTTGGAAAGATGTTTATTCTAAAAAGCCTGTAGAATACTTGGAAGCAATTGCTCGTGGCGAAACTCCACGTTGGTCTTCTGAACTTGGTAAATATGTTTACGGTGATGAGTCAGGTGAAATGACAATGGGTGGAACAATCTCTGACCCTCAGTCTGAAGACGAACCTGATGGTGACCTTCCATTCTAATTAAAATTTAATATTAATTTGGCTACCCCTGAAATACGGGGTGGCCTTTATACTAATTAAAAATGACAATTCAAGAAAAAATCTCAAAAAAACTTTATGATGCTCTTATGAGCAAATATGCTTCAGAAATGAACGAAGCTGAGGCAACACTTTTGGTCTATTTTAATAATCCTGTTGGAATTGGGGAACACCCACAACACTTAGAAGAGATGGATAAAATGGTTGAAAAATATGCAAACGCAAAAGATAAAAGCGAAGCGTTACAACAAATTGTAAAATACAACTAATTATGGCTATAAAGAAAAAAGAATTCTCTTTAGATGCAATTAAAGACAAGTACTCAACCAAAACGAAATACAAGGAAACAGAGTTTTATGAAGTCGGTGATGCTTTCCACAACAGTTGCGGTTTACCTGGCCCTGCTTTGGGCAACATCAATATGTTCTTGGGGCACTCAAATTCTTCCAAAACCACAGCACTTATTAAAGCCGCGGTTTCGGCTCAAAAGAAAGGTCATCTACCCGTTTTCATTATTACGGAGAAAAAATGGTCATGGGACCACGCCGTAGAACTTGGACTCCAAGCTGAAATGGTAGATGGGGAATGGGACGGACAGTTTATCTTCAATGATAACTTTGATTACATTGAACAAGTCACTGATTATATTAATGAATTACTTGATGAACAAGAAAAAGGTAATATTCCTTATTCACTTTGTTTCCTTTGGGATTCAGTTGGTTCAGTTCCTTGTAAAATGACATTTGATGGTAAA